ATTCCATTGAGTATTCCGCTGCGCGTCTGCACTTAGTGCAACAGAACTACTTAATACAGTGTCCAATATGTGAATGAAAACAGGGTGGTTATGCCTGTTTCTGCTTAATATTTGAGCAAATGCACTCATTCTGTGGATAACTTTGGCATCTGGTCTGTGGATAACTGCTCAACCACTTCGACGTGGCGCAGCGCCTCCATGCGTAAACCCTGGATGCTGATGTTGACCGACTGCGCTTTGTCAGTGCCGTACATCTTGCGGTCCCACCTCTCGGCCAGCCACTGGCGCGTCCGGATGCGCTGCACATCGCGCTGCGCGTTGTCCACGTCCATGCCGTCCGCGATGGCGAGTGTCTCGCAAGCGAGATGCGAGGCAGCTTCCACCCGCGCGCGCGTTATTTTAGCTTCATAGTCGTTATCTTCAATCCAAGTATCGAGCGCACGCCGTCCGATTCCCAGGCCACGGCATATGTCTGCCTTGCTGCGCCCCTCCTCAAACATCGACAGGATCAACTCGTCATCGATATCCTCCAACAGCGCGATATCGGCTCTCACTTTCGGATTCCCAGGCATTAGATGACCCTCCAAGCGTTTTTCGTTACCGCAAGCACCCTGCATACCACCTCGTCCCATAAATCACGTCCTGCGTCCATCTCTTGCCCTTTCTGCTGCCTTAGTGTCGAATAACTTGCCACCTCGAAATGGTTTGCTGATGTCGATGTCGTTCGGCATATCCTCAAACCCGCTACTGCCTTGCGGCGTCACGGGAACCATTGTCGTACCTGGCAGTACCGCCTTGATTTCGCGCACCTGTTTGAGTGTCGGCCCATTCATGACCACCTCGAGTTCCGCGAGTGTCCAGATCGAGCGATTTCCTTTTTGCTTGCGGAATTGTTCGTACCAGGTCGCCATCTTCTTGTCCTTGACAACGACCAGCAATCCATCGTCTTGCATCATGTACTCCATGCAGTCGATTCTAGGCATCTGCTCAATGCCTGCCTCAGTCGCCCACCTGGTTAGCGCCTTGTACGCCGCGATCATCCCCTTGATGGCCTTCTCCAACCGTTCCTCGTCACGCGCTTGGCTGGCCTCCCAGATGCGCTCACGTTGCGCGTTGAACTTCCTCCGGAACTCTGCATCCACCAGGTCAATCACTCGGTCTATCCCGTAAACCTTCTCATGCTCCATCTTTGCGGTCTCCATTTCAACCATGAGCGAATGCTCAAAGACTTTGAAACGGTCGCTCGGATAAACGTCAGTCTCCAATAATTTCTTCGTTGCCATCCTCAACTCCTCATCTACACAACACTAGACCTAGCAGATAGCATCTACGCAACTACACCTTGCATTAAGCAAGGTGTTGCTAGTTGCGTAGATTTCTACCTATTTCTACACACTTGCGTATATACGCAATTGCATAGATTTGAGCATCTTGCGTATACTTTTACAACATAAGTACATACGCAATTGCCTATACGCAATATACGCAATTGCGTAGACGCACCCTCAAAACGGGGAAACATACGGCTCGTCCTTCTTTATTTCTCGCGGCTTAATCCAGCAGTATTCACCGACTGATGTCTTGTGGTAGCCCACCAGCCCCTTGTCAAACATAGCCTTCTTACCGCGGTCCCAATCCGTGTAGATGCTCTTGCTATCGCCCTTGCGCTTCACAAATGCTTCTCTCCACTCAGCCAACATCACCGTCTTGTGGCGCTCCTCACCGACGTTTGTCATGTGCCCGTTCTCGTCCAGTGCCGTCTGGATTGACTCGAATGCAGCCAACTGGTTGCCGTACAGCTTGCGTGGTTTGTCCTGGCGCTCAACTGCTTGCTGCTGCATTTCATGCTTCAGCGCCTCGTCACTCGCTCTCACGGCCAGGCTAATCTGGGCGTCGCTGATGCCAAGTGCGCTAGCCTTAATCTCCACCTTGACCATCTCAAAGCCTATCTTCACGCCTGTCTCGCCGTCCTTCTGTTTGGACACTGTCAGGATGGCAGAACCCGCTATGTCACTTGCTGGGTTCGGAACAGAGTCAACCTTCGCCAGTTCCAATTGAGTGTCCACCGCACCTAACAGCGAACTATGGCCCCTCAAACCCTTCAAGGCGTCCTTTCCGCTATGGTGAACCACCATCAGGGAGCAGCCCAACATACGCTGTATCCGTCCCGCGTTATGGATAAACGCTCCCATGTCCTCTGAGTTGTTCTCGTTGCCACCGCCAAACGCCCTGGCTAACGTGTCAATCTGGACTAGCTCGAACTGGACGCCTGACTTCTCCATCAGGTCCTTGATTGAGGCCACCAGCAGGTCGAAGTCCTCGGCGCTTGATCTCATGTTAATCGCGGCCCTGATAACGTAAATCTCGGCTCCCGCTTGCGTCTTGTTGTGCAGCTTGCAAGCCTTGATCCTTGCGCCGATGCCGCCGAATCCCTCTCCGCAGATGTACAACACCGCGCCTGCCGCCTGCACCTCCCGCCCCATCCACCGCCTGCCAGTTGCCACTGCCTCGGCAATGTCCAGGGCGACAAACGACTTGTATGAGCCTGGTGGACCGTACAAGGCGCAGAACGCCTTCTTGGGCAGGACGTTGTCTATAAGCCACTCCACCGGCTCGTCCTCAATGTCATCCCAAGGCTCGATGTTGAGCAGTTGCCGTGGAACTAGGATTGGTACGTTCGTGCCAATATCTAGATCAGTTCTATCAAAGTTATCGGGTTCTAACGTAACTTCGGTAGTTTCCCGTGGGACAATCCACTCTGGCGTCTGCACCTGATCCATGCTGGTGATTATGGGCAGCGCCTTGGCTAACTCTGCCAGCTTGGACCTGTCACCGCCATCCGCTACCCACTCAAACGCATCGTCACCGAGTTCCGGTAAATTGAAGTCAAGGATTCGGACCGCCTTGGCGACTGGCAGCAATGCCTCCACCACCCGCTTGGCGTACTTCCAGCCTGGTGCATCACAGTCGGGAATTACTATCACCACCGCGCCTGCGAAATATTGCGTTATGTCAGCAGGCCAGTGCCCAGCACCAGCGTGGCTTGTTGTCGCAATGGCGCCTATGCTGACCAAGGCATCCGCTGCCTTTTCGCCTTCCACCAGATAAATAGCACGGCCAGCTTCCTTGGCGTTGAGTAGCTCCGGTAACCTATACGGTACTATCCGCGCCCCTGTCATGCTGCCCTGACGCCGTCCAGCGGCATCCACCTTGTGGAGAGAGTACGTCTTACCCTTCTCGGTGTTGGTCTTAAACCGGCGCTTAACGAATAAGGTCTCGCCTTGCTCGTCCTTGTACTCCCACTCGTTCTCCAACTGCGGCATTGTCATCAATTCACCCTTGATAAGTTGGAGACTGTACTCCTGGCGCTGAAGTGCTGGCAATAGGTTGCGTTCTCGCACCGCGTCAAAGACGCTGTGCTGGTCGCAGCCACCGTGGCAATGGAACAGATACTTACCATTGTCTTCCTTAATGGATAGGGACGGGTTCTTGTCCCCGTTACCTCGGCCATGCCCAGCCACAGGGCAGCTTGCGAGCCAGTTCCCGTTCACTTGCTTGGCGTTGCCTAGCGCCCTGGCTATTGTTTCAGTGTCCATTTTCTTGTTCTCAATTTTTAGAGGAAAAAAAGCCGGTGGAGATCAACCCACCGGCCACCAGACTACTGGTTAGAAAAACTCTTCATCGTCCATCACAGGCGCAGGCGCTGGCTTTGCCGCCTTACGCACTGGCGTTGGCTCCGGCTCGGCAAACTCTCCACCGTCGGCATTCATGCCAGCGGGACGCGCAACCCAGCTCACCAGCTTGAAGTTCGGAACTCGCGTGTTGCCCTTGCCAACCTTCTCGGCTGTAGAGTTAACGTACTCGATGACCGGAAGACGTCCATCCTTATCGTCCTTGTCGGCGCATTCAGCGTAGATTTTTTCAAATCCTTTGCAGGGTCCAAAGGCGTTCGACGACCAATCCACCATTCCAAGTTCTTTGCTATAGAACGTAATCACAAACCCGCGCTTATAGCCCTCACCAGGTGACTGGCTCTTAGCGCCCAAAGTCTCATCCGGCTGCCAATCGCGTACACCAGCACCAATCATCAGCCAGCCTGTTTGCACCGAGTCCAGGTCCATGACCACTTTTTTCAGTTGTATTTCCTCACCGTCGCGGTTTGTCCAAGCGTTAGCCTGGGGTGCAAAGCGAATGTAGCTGTTACCCGATCCATTGTTGTTTGAAAGATTTAGCATTTCAGTTTCCATAGTTACGGGCTTGCGCCCAAAGTTAGATGTCGGAGGATTCCAACATCTTTGCCAGAGTCAGCCCACTTGAGACCTTCTCTGTCAAATCGTCGAGCAGATGCCGGTCATCTTTGCTCAGTAATTTCTCAGCTTGCGCTGGCGTGATTGGCTCGCTCTTGTACAACTTGGCAGTCTCAATCGGCAAGTCGCTAATGTCGATGTCTGCCTTCCACTTGCGGATAGCGCGTTTCGGGACCAAGTTCCAGCCTGGCACTGCCGCGCCGCCCTCCAGGCGTTGAGTAGCCACCTTCTTCAGTTCCTCGTAGAACGCTTCCACAAGCTCACCCTGCTCCAGCCAGGTGGCGATCTCGCTCTCGCTGAGTTCCTTCGTGGGCGCCAGCGGCAATGCATATGCCTTCTCCCGCAGGGCTGGGCAGTGTAGCTTGGCAGGGCAATACTTGCAGGCATCGCGTGATGGGGTCGGGTAGGCGTTGCCGTAGCTGATATCTTCAATTGCCTTCATCAGATCCTTGCTGCGCCACTCGTTCAGTTCGGCCAGCGTCATCTGGTGAGTCCGGTTCGCGCCAACCTGGGGCTGGACAATCGTTAGGCGAATGGTCTGGAAGTCGCCTAACTCACGCATCATGGCAAGAGCGTAAATCTTCAGTTGCGCAGAGTCAGCGTCAACGTAGTTGCGTCCCGTCTTGAGGTCCACAATCTCGATGATGGAGTCCTTAACGCTGTAACCGACAACGTCGCAAGTGCCGGATAGCTGAATCTGCATGGTGTTCAGCACCGTACCGTGTTGCTCCACCAGCACCCGCCCCAGCTCAGTCTCCAAACGCTTGATGGTGTCCAGGTGCAACTGCGCGAACTCGGCGTTCTGCTCGGTGATGACGATCTGCTCGACCATCTTGTTAATGTAGTTTTTCGGGTCATCCTCTGTCTGCCAGCACAGCTCGGCCAAAGCGTGAATTGCTGTCCCGATTTGCGCTGCCTCACCGGACGGCGACTCAGGTATGCCGACTGACAGGTGGACACTGGCCGGACAAGCCATCCAGCGTGACGCGGCGCTCGGCCTTAGTTTGATACGTTCCATTTTTCTCTCTCTCTTTCGTGGTCGTTTGAAATGATTGCGTAAGCCTGCTTGCGTACTTCGTTGGTGACCGCGTGCCCCAGGTCATCTGGGTCCAGGAGGCGCTTGAGCAGCACAGTCTTTTCGCGTGAGGAGTCGCGCTCCTGCTCCAACTGAGTGCCCAGCCAGATGATGTGTTCGCGCATGATGCGCAGTTGGTCAAGCATTTTTCGTTATGTACCAGTGAGCAATCAGGGCAGCATCTGCGCGGCCATCGTCCTTCGCACGCTTGAACAGATCAGCTTTGCTTGGAAACAGTTCCATCGCACGCATACGGCTGGCATCCTTACCCGCTGCGCGGCCAACAGCCTTGGTCCAGGTTGCAGGGGTCACATAGGTATGTGGCATCCGCAAAGCGGCCACAACGCCCTCTATGATGCCTGCACTGCGCCCAAAGTTGAACATGGAAACTGACCCGTTCCCAGGGAGTGCGCCAACCTTCTCAATGACAACGTGATGGTTTGGATACCCTTCTAAGATGTCGCGTAAGCCTGCCGCGCTGATATGCCGCTTTTTCGTCTTGCCAGAGTCCACCTCCAAGGTAGGCATATCAATTACATCAAACAAGGTGACTGCGCTAAACACGCTGATGGCTCCGCTGATGCCTGGGTCGATGCCGATAGCGTAGCTCATGCCTGGCTCTCCTTCTGTAGCTGCGCCAACCTAGCTTCCACCAGGGCATCGCAAGCCTCTTGCAGATTGATGACGGCGCTGTACAGGGGAACGACCTTGCCAGTGCTCCAGCGGCTAACCTGGGCCTTGTCAATGCCTGCCGCGTATGCAACATCGCTCAAAGTGAAGCCAGACCGTTCCGCTTTCTCGCGGATGGCCCTGATTGCTTGTTGTGTAGTGGATTCCATGATCGTATTGTCAACTCCTAGATGACTGATTCTACGGGGAAATGTGTAGGTGTTTTCCCTACCCCATTTCGCAACTGATGTTGTCGTCATGTATGAGATGATTACTTCGTCATCAACAACTGAGGTATCACAATGAAACTCACAATTGGAAACAGAAAAACTCACGCTTTTGATTTGCTCAACGATGGACTTGAATTTGAGGGAGCAACCGTCACGCGCAGAACCGGTGGCTACACCGATTTTGATGTCATCAAAAATTTGATGCGTTTAGGATGGATGGAATGCCGCCAGACAGGACCGCGTGGCGGTTCGCGCTATTACACAACTGAGCTTGGCCGTGAGCAATTAGAGCAACTCTTGGAGCTAATATGAAACTCACCAACTATCAACGCAGCCAGCTTAAGGCTGCCGCCTGCTTCGGATGCGCTCAGATAGATAAGGTCGCCGCCTCCTTGCAGCGCGAGAACCCAGAAGCCTTTTTGCGTGACAACGAATTGCATCAACGCAATTTTTACCATGAGCCAATGAGTTACGGGTCACCCGTCCCGCACCGGTCTTACGTCCAGCGCCTTGTGGTTCGCCGCCGTGAGCTGGACAATGAGCAGCGCCTGATCATGGCGCAGAACCATTACCTTGAAACCACCTACCAGATCGGAGTCGGAGCATGAAATCCTTAATTCTTGACGCGGCACTATCTATTGCGATCCTTTCTGGCCTGGTCTACGTTACTCGCCAATGGTGGTTCGCATGATGAATCCACTACAAGTCGAAATCGCAAAGACCGTATTTGCGCACCTCCCTGCGGTTGGGAATATCGGCCTCATCTCGCGTGAGGAGTTGGCGACCATGCTGCACACTGCTTGCACCGATGCAGCACTCGCAGGCTGGGCGCGTGGAACTGAGACCACTCAGCGGCGCTTGGACCAGGAGATGGAGATTTTGCGCGAAGAGTTGAAAGCCACTCAGACCGAACTGGCGTATGCCAAGGCGAATTAGCCTAGTCGTGCTGGCGCTCTGCGCCATGCTGTTTGTGTTTGATTCACCGGAGTACGCATCATGGATGACGATGAAATTGAGTCTTGGGCAACCATCGCCCTTGGCCTGATAGCCAGCATATTTTTCTTTATTGGTTTGGCGTCAGTGGTAGCCGCAGCCTGCATGGCCTGGGGCTACTACACATATGAGCCTATCTGCGGCAGCATTGCCGCGCTGTTCACCCAGGAGTGCAAACTAACATGACCGGATTTAATTCAAAACGTAGCGCGGCTGCGGACAAGTTGCAGGAGCCGTGGAACGAAGACGAATGGCGCAGAAACAACTGGCGGTGTCAGCACGGTTGGTTGCGCGGGGAGCAGTGCGAAATCTGCAATGCACCACAGCGCGAATGGGTAGGGCTGACAGAACAAGAACAAGGCGCAATCATGGAAGATTTAAACGCACATGGCACACGTTTGTATGAGTTTGCCAGAGCCATTGAAGCCAAACTCAAGGAGAAGAACTTATGAGCAAACGTGACTTAGCATTGGATAGCCTGACGCGCATCTGCGAGATACAGCAGCGCCTAATTAACCAACTGATTGCTATGGAGCAGAACAGTTATGCCCGTGGGTATGAAGATGGGATGGCGGCGCAGGCCGAGGTGGACATATCCCTAAACGAAATTGCGTCTGGCGAGTCAAAATGATCTGCCCAGAATGCAACGCCTGGACCCGATGCCTTGAGACCAGGCACAAGTACGACAACCAAACCTATCGCCGGTATGAGTGCTCTAACGGCCACCGGTTCTCAACAATGGAAAGAGTGAAACTTAAAGAGGTGAAAAATGCAGATAACAGCAACATTCCAAGACGAACAGGAGGCGATCAAAGCGATCCACTCGGAACGCGCTTGGCAGACCCTGTATGAAATCAATCATGTGCTGCGCCAAAATAGAAAACACGGCCTACCTTTTGAGCAGGCCGTGTCTCAGATACAGGCATCTGTGAACGATGCCTTGGCGCTGATTCCGGATTAAGCAGCCTCGGCTTCTTCTTCCTCTTCGTCGTCGTCGTACTCTTCTTCGTCGTCGCCCCAGTCTGCCTCGTCGTCTTCGACCAGCAGCCACTCGCCGGTCTCTTCGTTCAGCCAGTACCAGGCGTCGTACTCAGCGTCGAACCAGCAGTAGCAATCTGCCTCGTCGTCGTACTCGTACTCTTCGCCATCTTGAAAGCAGTCAACCAATGATTCGTGATCGCTGTCGATTTCCACCTCAGTGGAATTGTTAATGATTACCGTGAATGAAAACATGGAAAACTCCTTAAACGTTGATGATCTGACCGCGAAACTCTACCTGATCGTCTGCCCATTTATGAACCAGCTCAGGCCACAAAATCCTACCACCTTTGAATGTCAGGACTGCAAATCCCGACCTATGGTTTAGCGGGTTTCCTTCGCCATAATCAAACTGTGGACCGTAGGGTTCGGCAAGCGTTCCAGTATCTACACCATAACGATTACCGTTGTAATCGGCAAATGGAGTTACCTTTAAAGAGTGCAGATGGCCGGTGACAATACTTATTCCAGCGTTGACAGTGTTGTTGTGCGCGGCGTGGACGCCGGAGCGATAGCGGTGCTTGATGATGCAGTTCTTTGTCGGCCAGACCGACCAGGCAAACTCCCAGGCTGGGAGGTGGTCCTGCAACTTAAACCCATGCACCTCACGGTACTGAGGAGCCTGGGACGCCAGCTTGTTAGCAAAGCGCGTGTCGTGGTTGCCCCATGTAAACAGCAGCTTTACATTATGCCTGGCTGCCTTGGCCGTTTCCTCAATCTCGCCGAGGTGGGCCTGCACCGCCTTGAGTTCTTCGATTACGGATGGAGTCTTGGACCAGCCCAGCGGGTTGTGCCTGCTGATAGTAGCCCCGTCGAATGCGTCGCCATTGCTGATAACAACGTGCGGTTTCAGTTCCTTGATGGCCCAAAGCAGTCCTTTGTACGCGGTGGTGTACTCACCAGGCCAAAAGTGAGCGTCACTGAAAACGATTATGGTCTGGTCGAGTATGCCTAAGTCAACCCGATTGAGCGAGGTCTGTATGGGCTGCATATGCGCATACGGATTGGATCGCTCATCAAAACTGACAAGGGGCTGGTTTGAATCTTTCTCTATCCTGCGCCGTCGGTTGTAAACAGAACGCTCAGAAACATCC